TTCTACTGCATCAGCTTTAGTTAAACCTGTAACTAATACTGTTGCATCCCATTCAGGTATCTCAATTTCTTTCTCTGGTAAAGATGGAGCATTAGATATATCATCTAAGCTAAGTCTTTTCATTAATGCCTCCTGTTTTAACTACTTATATTCTAAGCAGTTGTTTCAGTTACATCTCCAGAAACTTGAAAAGCTGCTGTGAAGCTAACAGCTCCACCTACATCAGGAGTTCTATCATAAGAAGTCATGATACATTCTCCTAAAGCCTTAGGATTTCCTCCTGTAGTTCCAATTGGATAGAACTCAAAAGATCCCTCAACACCAAGTATTCCAGATAAGTAACCATCAACAGTTGCATCAAAAGATCCAGAGATTGTTATTGTTGCATCCTTTAGTCCTGCTACATAAGCCTTAGAACTATTTGAGAATGCTGAAACCTCTGCTACATCTGCAGTTCTTGAAACAGCAACATCTGTTAAAACATCAGAAATATCTCTTAATGTTCCTCCAGAGTCATCTATTTTAAAAGCTGCATTCTTTCCATGTGTAAATGTTGGCATTTATCTTTCTCCTATTTTCCTTAATTTATCCCTGTGCAAAACCTACAGCAGCAGTTATAGAGCCTGTTCCTCCAAAAGTTAGAACTGCTCTTGCATACCTATTAGGATTAGTTGCACTTGTTAAAAGCTCAGAAGTAGTTCCTGTTGCTTGAGTAAAAGTTATATAATCACTCCAAACAGCTTCATCTGTGCTTGTTTGTATTTTAACATCTAATGTTGGGCTTCCAGAACTTGCTACACAATGTAAAACTCCTGCACCACCATTAGTTCCTGCAGCTCCAAAATCTACATGAGTTTCATTTGAGCTACCTGTTACAGCAGTTGGAGTAAGTAAAGACTTACCATTATAAGCATCTCCATCAAATTGGAATGCTACTGCTACTGCAACAACTGAGCCTACATCTGCACTTCTATCATAAGAAGTTGCTATTGTGTTTCCAAAAGATACAGCATTCCCTCTGGTATATCCTATAGGTGCAATTGAGAATGCTGCACCAGATCCTCCTAGCTGAGATAAAAACTCAGCATCTGCATCAGGATCTGTACTCTCAAAGTAACCTGAAAGAGTAACTGTGCCATCTTTAAGTCCTGCAATATAAGTCTTTGATGAGGATGAGAATGTTGATGTTTCAGCTACATCTGCTGTTAATGATAAAGCTGCATCTGTAAGAGTAGTTGAAAGATTAGTGTTATCTAATAAAACTACTGCATTTTTTCCATGATTAAAAGTTGGCATTATTCTTCTTCCTCTTTCATCATTTTACTATCAAACTTTTCTGCTGCATTATTCTTAATCAATGCTTTAGCTATTTTATCTGGTAAATCAAGAACTTCTCCTGCCTCTACCCTTTTATCTTTTTTATCTAGTGAAAAATCACTACCTATTAAAATTTTTACTTTCATTATGCTATTACCTCTATATTGAATGTTACACCAAGAAAGCTAGTTCCCTGTGTTACTTCATATTCTCCATAATCTGTTGCACTTATTACTCTAACAGACATAGCTGCACCTCCCAAAGTAGGATCACTTTCTATTGCTGCTTTAACAGAAGTTGCTCCTGTTGAAGCTAAATAAGCATCTACTCCATCTTGTGCTGTTTCTGCATCTATTCTTGAAATATATACTACTATAGGAATCTCATAAGTATCAGCACCTCTAGCCATTGTTGAATCATAATTAAGACTATTCAGAGGAGCTACTAGAGCTATAGGTGGCTCAATCCAATCTGGAACATACTCATAAGCAGTTAAACCAGATATAGTTTCTAAATTTGTTTTAAGTCCATCTCTAATTGATGTAAGTAAAGCCATTATTTAACACTCCTAGCTATATCTCTTGCAATTAATTCTAACATCTCTTGCCCTCTGTCCTTAATCTCTTTCTGTTTCTCATAGACAACACCACCTATGAATGGCTTCATCTTTAAACCTCTCTTAGATATTGCTCTAGCAACTAAGAATGGATTAAGTTTAGGTTGTCCTCTCCTAGCCCACTTAGCAAGACTACTACCCTCTTTGTATGGTGGAAAGAATGGTCTAGTTCTCCTAATTGGGCTAAATCCTCTAAATATTGGCTTACCATGAATGAATGGAGCATATTGTCTATCTGTAGCTAATTTAAAGCCCTCAGACATTCTTAGCCTGTTTGTATTGCCTAACTTAGCTGTAAAGACACTTCTCCTAGTTGCACCTGTGTTTTTATTGCCTCTACCTGCTTGAGATCTAGGAGATGGCTTATTTTCTAAAGCATTTAAAGAATCTTGTTTTAATTCTTTTGCTAGTTCATTAAAATAATCTGTACTTCTTTTATTCCAGATTGTTTGTGAATTAATAGACCTAGATAAGTCTAAAGCTCCATTTAGTGTTAGTTTCATACACCATACTGTCTTTGATTATTTATTGCAGTAAGTCCTGTGTATGGTCTGCCTGAAGCAAGAGTTATTGTTGTTTTCTTAAATCTTTTGCAAAGTGTTTTAACATCTGGATCTAGTTCTGATAAGAATATAACAGGAGCTTGTCCTGTTTCAGGATTGCCACTAAATCCCATTGGGCTATTCTTTCTCTGCCAAAATCTAGCTGCTTGAATTAATGCAGCTTGAGTAATTGCTTCTGGTATATAACTTCCTGTGCCATGTTGATCTGGAAAGCCAAAAGTTGCAGTTACTTTTAAACCTTTAGGAAAGTGTGTTGGAAGTACCTTACCTCCATTTTCAATAGCCATAACTATTTTATAAAATGGCATTGTTGGTGTTAATTTATCAGCATTTAGAGGATATAAATAAAAATCTGTATCAAGAACAAGTGTTTGGTCATCTGTTCCATCCTCATTAAGAGTTTTAACTACTAATCCTGTAGTTGTTGCAATATCATCTACAAAAGCATAATCTGCAAACTCACAATCATAAAACCTATCCTCAACAGTTTCTGATTGTATAAACTCTCTGCCTACAAAGTCATCAATGGCTCTACAAGCAGCATTAATAGCAATATCAATGTTTGCATCTTGTCCTGTACCTGAGATACCAAGCCAAGTTTTAACATCTGCTTTATCTACATACTGAGTATGAGCCATTTAATTACTTATCCTCTGATGGCTTTACAGCTTTGTTTTCTACTTTTTTCTTTGCAGCTTTCTTTTCAAACTTAACATCTGGAATAACATCTCCCATACCTGCTACTAAAACACTAGCAACAAAAGGAGATTTCTTTCCTTGTGCAAATTTTTTAGTTCTGTTGCACTTCCAGACTTGTTCCTCTAATTTTTCTACTCTCTCTCCTGAATGAACAGCAGAGCCAACAACACTTGTAGTCATTACAAATCTTTGGCTCTGCATATTCATAATTATATTTATTCTATATCTTGTACTTTTGTAAAACCTTGTGGTTTATAAATAGCACTAGCATATCTTAATGAAGCCTTAACAGTAAGGATATCCTTACCAAAGTCTCCATCAGCAGCAGAGTCAGAAATTTGTAATTCCATTCCTCTTCTAAAGACATGGTTAGCAGCCATTCCACCACCAAATTTTCCAATAAGAACATCAGAATCTTGTCCAACTGCAGATCCAATTTGTGTGGATTTTACTACAGGAACACCCCAAATAGTTGGGCTTCCTGATTGTGCAGCAGCACCAAGCATAAAGTTTTCATTGCCATCTACTTGTCCTGCAAGTGCTTCATAAGCACCTGGAGACATAACCATAGCATCTGGGAAAAGTTTTCCATTTTCCTCAATATCTTTAATGCCCTCTAAGATTGCTCTTAATTTACCACCAACTGAGCTAGGATAAGTTCCTGCTGAGTAGATGATTTGATTTACATTTGTTGTTCCTAAAATACCTTGAATATTTGGGGAAGCTCCATCTCCTCCAATAAATTCTTTTTCAAGTCTTTGTAGAACATGATTTGCTAATCTGCCATCAAAGTATGCTCTTGCACCTGCTTGATCTTCAAGCAACTCTGCTGTAATAGGCAAAGTTGTAATGAATTTTGCAACAGGAGCAGTTACAGCTGTATAGGTGAATGCATCTTCTGGAGCAGCACTACCCTCAGCAGTTTCAGCAGCATTGTTTGTAGCTACTTCTCTGAGATAGTAGTAAGTTGTTTGATCTGTATTGATAGAATCTACTAAATCTAATACAGGATTTGGATCTGGCTCTATAGCAGGAATAACTTGCTGATAGATGGTATCTCTAGTCCATACTGAAGTTGTAACTGTTGCTTTTGCTTCAAAAGGAACATTTTTAATACCATGATCCACAAAGCTCTTGTAAGCATTTGATTCTATAAATTGTTGTCCAAGAGTTTTTGGCTCATCAACTTCTGGCTCTCCATAAACAGGCATTCCAGAAACTTTTTTAGATGATTCCAATTCTTCTTTATTAGCATTTTTCATCTCTTCATATTCTGATAACTCAGTAATTTTTGAGCCTAATTCTGCTAACTCATCATTTCTCTTTTTGATTTCTTCTTTTTGATCTGAAGAAAGTTCTGACATATCTTTAATAGAATCAAATATCTTTGCAAGATCTTCTGATTTTTGAGCTTTTTCAGCTCTCATTTCTCTTAATGTTGCCATTAGATATTTCTCCTTATTAATTATTTTCCATTAAGTTCTTTTGAACATTAATGAATAACTCATCATCTTTAACAGGATCATAACCATACTCAGCTAAGACATCATCCAACTTAATATAAATTGCATTTAGTCCAGACAAGTATTTGCTTATCATCTCTGTAGATTTTGAGCTAAGTGTCTTTTTTTCAGAGTTTCTTAAGGAAGCAAGATCCTCTATTCTCTCTGTGAATGCCTTTAACTCCTCAAGAGAAGCTACAGCATGTTCTCCAAGCCTCATGCCCTGTTGGGATGATTTACTGATACTTGCATCAGTTTCACTTGAAACTTCTGGCTCTGTAGATTCAACCTGCATCTCTGCTTTGATTTCCTCATCTACAGGCTCTAAACCTGATTTAAGTGCTTGAACAAAACTGTTCTGTTGAGCACCTACTAGCACAGGAGAAACCTCCCATACTTTAACATCCTCTAATACTCTTACAGGAACTTCCTCTCCTTTAGCATCAATATGAGTTCCTTTTGATGATTTCATTACTTGAAACCCATAAGAGAACTGTTGCATATCTTGCATCTCTTTAACTGTGTTGTATGCTTCTTTCCCTGCTTCTGTATTAAGAAAATATCCTTTAAAAACAGCTTTTTGATTATCTGTTTCTATGATGCCTCTACCTATTACCTTACTCCAATCATGATTCCACACTAATGGCACTTTATTGCCTGTATATCCTGATCTTAAGGCATTGGCTTTTGTTACATCATTATCACTATCAATAGTGTCAAATAATGAAAAAACTGCCTCTATATATCTTTTATCCCCATCCTCTTTTAGCTCAATAGGAGCATTCTTAAAAGAAAGATTCTCTGGTCTTTTTACTTCACTCATCTATAACCTCAATATATGCTTCTGTACATCTACAATTAGCAATCAAACTAATTGGAGCTTTTGGATCTCTAGGAGCATCCAACTTAATACCATTATACAGATAAAAGCTGTTCAGAGGAACTCTTTGATTGTCTAGCTCAAAATGTGCTTCTCTAACAACTCCATCTCTCCTAGAAACCCACTCTTTTTCTAATGTTTTACCTGTAGCTTTTGCAGCTCTTTGCTGACTCCAAGATGAAACCTTACCAACTTCTGTTCTAGCTATATTCTTAGCTCTACCTAAGCTCTGTCCTCCAAGAACAGTATTAATTCTCTTAGCTAATTCATTAAAGAATTTATCTCCCTCTGTAGTACCTGCAACAGGATTAACTATTCCTAATGCTTCAAACTCTTTAATTGTTTTCTCTATCTGAGTTGCAACTCTTTTCTTTGTAGTTGCATTTAAGTCATTCATAACCTTTTTAGCATTCTCTTGTACAAAACTTGCTGCTTGTCCATCTTGAAATAAAGACTTAACAGCAGGTGGCACTTCTCTTTGTCCTCTATAAAAGCCACCCTCTATAATCTTTTTAACTGAAGTTGCATCTATAACTTGATCTGCTGCTAATGCACCAAACACAGTTCTTACTGCTTGTTCCTCTGGTATTGTTACATCTAAATCAACAGGATCTGCTGCTTTGAAGTTATCTTGAGCAGGAAAGAGATTATCCCAAGTTCTTACTGACATATCATCCCCAAGAGAATAAAAGAATGGTAATAGTTCTTTATCAAACTTTGAGCCACTTAAAAATATATCTACATTAGTTTCTAAAGCATCTAAGTCATGACTACCTTTAGCAACTTTAGTTAAACCTCTCTTTTGTCTATTTAATTCTTTTGCATATACATTAGACATATAGTCCATCCAAACATCCTCTAAACCATTTATTGCCTCCCAGAGTTGTTTCTTTTCTATCTCTGTTCTGTAATGCTTAACTGTAGGTAATCCTAAAAATTTAACTGTTGGCTCTTGCCATCCATAAAGTGGATAAGATGATTTTCCCTCTTTTACTTTCTCAGCTTCTTTTGTAGCCCAATTAAAAGCTCTCA